ATTGTGCAGTAATAAAGTAAGAAAATATAAACACTTAAGAATGCTCTAGGGAATATTCTCCATGCGTCTATCATGTTAGATAACCATATCCATCTTTGCCATGGGTTATCTGGCTCTCTTTCGTTCTCCATCTCCATTATTTTTGCTTTTAATTCGCCAATTTCTGAAACCATTGCCATAAATTTATTAAGATCAATCTCGACCTCATTACGACTCATGTCTCCTTGAAATTGTTCACTCGGTTGTGCCATTTAGTTACTCCGCTTTATAACAGGTCCATGCTCCATAAGCTAGTCCTGCCCAGGCTAGTAATTTAGCCAATCCGCCTGTCAATATAATCATTAAACAAACTACACAAATTACTGCTCCGTCCCAAGATGTTCTCTCAGATACTCTCGCTTTTGCCCAGTTTACCCATGCTTTTACTTGCTCCATTTCTTTTCCTTTTTAGTTCCAAAAGTCAATAGCTTTTGTAACTCCGTGATTTCCTCTTCTAATCTGAAAATCTCACTTGCGCCTCTTGTGATCGCAAGTTGTTCATTAAGCCGTTTTATAGCTAATTTAATGTTCTTCCGTGTTGGTGTCATTATCCATATCCTTTAGCCACTTATAGATCGGACTCTCCCTGTCTACAGGGGTGATGTCTGTACTATATAGTTTAACAACTTTATATTTCCAATCGCCTTCGCTTAACGCTGAAGGTAACCAGTCCTTAACTGATTTCTTACTTACATCAGCTTTAATAAATATTTCTATTTTGTAATCTTGTGTTACCATTTCTTTTTCTACCTTGAGTTCTAGCCTCATTTTTTGATTGTATACACTCTAGGTACTTTAATACCAGATTGTTTATTTATTTTCTTTTTCTTCATCTTGTAATTGATCGGTTTCACTGTCTACTTTATCTGCGGCAGCTTGAACTGTACCTGCTGCTGTATCTGCAACAAAAGCTGTTGTATCTGCAACATCTTCTGCAACAGCTCCAACAACTCTAGAAACAGTTCCTACAGTCATATCTAGTACTCCTGTAGCGACAGATTTAGTACTGTCTATAACTGCTCCTACTGATGCGCAACTTGCTATAAGTAGAGCTAAGATACCTATTGTTAGGTTCTTCATTTTTTTCTCCATATCAGTAATAATCTATCTACTGATTCGTGTCGCAATAAACTATCTGCGACTAATACTAGTTTTATTTATTAATGCGCTTTTAGTAATAAGTCTCTTTCATTATGATAGTAAATATCATAAGCGATTTCTAGACTGTGTACTATTAATACTAACGTTAATAAAAAGGCACATACCTTAAGCCAATGTATCATGTGTTTCATTTACTCTGTCGTTTTGTCTGTTTTATCTCTAGGGAATAAACCAATTGATGGTCTTTTACTCCCCTCCTCTTCTTTCTTTTTTACTTCAGAAGGTGGCATAGTGACTTTACGATAATAAACTACCACTTCTTTAAGTTCGGTTATGTATCGTTTAAGTTCTTGCATATTATATGCCATTACTTCATAGTCTGGTACTGTCATTGCTAAAAATACCAATTCTTTTTCTTGTTCAATTATTCTTGCTTGAAACTCCTCAAAGTTAGTAGGAGTAACTACGAACCATGAAGGGTCCTTCAAGTCTATTTCTCGGGGCATAACTGGTTGAATAATGGTTCGCTCTATAGGCTTAGCCATTATCTCTATTTGCTTAGTTTTACCTCCCAGTAGACTGCAACTGGAGACCATCATCGAGATTGTCAACAGTATCACTAAGCTTTTCAATGTCTTCGAATATGTGTTTTGTTCCATTATTTATCTTCCTTTCCATTTCACTTGGATTTTCTAAAATTTTTGCTGTGAGTTTATACTCGGATATGAACTGAGAATATCTATTTAATTCTCTTTGTGCCGCTTGGCTCTTTAAAGATAGCTCATTCAGTTGAGTACTTTGAAGTTCGAAATCTCCCTTCATAGTTTCCATCGCTTCTTTTTGAGTTACTATTGCGCCCTCTAAAGCTAAGTTATTAGCTTTTAATATTGTATTTTCACTATATAAGTAATAACTAAATATACCTAGTATTAGTAATATTCCTATTAATATTTGATTCATACTTCTTCTATCCTATAATTAAGCCCTTCGGCTCCTGTGACTTCTACTATGTCACCTTCATGAGTTTTGAACTTTAAATACTTGGGTTTCTTAGAGTAAAATTTCTTTACTACATATGTTTTATCATCAGCATCTCCCCAAGTCTGATTATAACTAACCGTTAATTCATATCGTGGGAAAAACTTAGATACAAGCCACAGCCAAAAAGCTTTGCATTTAGCTGTGAACTTTTTTATCATGTTCATCATGACTTAAACTCATCAGCTACTTTCTTTGCCCAGACTGTGTCCTCTCTCCAATCATGATATGGATTATTCTTTTCCTCTTTTTTCTTATCTTTATGAATTTGAGTAGCTTTAGCTTTTTGTCCTTTCCTTACGAGCTTATTAAAAATTTTATCGTAATTTTTTCCAAATCTAAAACGATTATATGGTCTTATGTTGCTGCCTTTGCCCATAACTTTGCCTCTGCTTCTCTTCTTCTTGTTAATCCTGCAAGAACTTTTCCTGCAGCTTTGTTCCATCTTAACATTTCTGATGGAACCGAATTCTTATCACCTGAATTTAATTTCTTCAAAAGTGTACTACTTTGTAGATTTCCTACTCCTAGATTATAGGTCCATGAGGTTAATGCATCAAACTGACTTTGTTCAAGAGATACTTTAACTGTACTTGATACTTGATGTCCAAACTCTTCTAGTTCTTCTAACAAGTCTCTTTCCGCTTGTTTCTCATTTACTACGTCTCCTTCCCTGACATTCCTTGTTCTTCCATAACCAATAGTCCATACACTTGCTGGACATAAATATGCTTTAGCTTCAAATCCTTCAAAGAACTTGACTAAATCTATACAATCTTGACTTACTTTCATTCAAAATCCTACTGAAACTCCACAACCACACGCACTTTCTTCGTTTGGATTGTGTATTTCAAACCCTGTTTGTACTACAGTATCTATCCAATCTATGATACTGCCTTGTAAAAAACCCATACTTAAATCATCAATAACCATTCTGTTATCAATCACATAATCATTATCTTGTGGTACTTTTTCTAAGTCCCAATTATATTGGTAGCCATTACAACCACCACCAGATAATGAGAGGCGAAGGAAGTCTCCCCTAAGCCTCTCTGTGATTTTATCCTTTGCTTTTTCAGTTATTGTTATCATTCTAACTTTAAGACCTAAGTTATCTATCCCGTATCCTTCTTGTAGTTAAGATGCCAAACTCATACTTACAAATATAAGTACTACTGCTGCCATATAGGGAATAATCCCTATAACTACTTTAGAACACGATCTAAACACTTCCAAAGGATCCTCACTATTTCTTGAGTGAAAATCCTCTAACACGTTATTCTCCTGTGTCTTAAGGTATAAATACCTTATTCTATTTCTATTTTTCTTGGTCTTCTTTCCTCAGGTATCTCAACATGAAGATCTACTGTTAGAATCCCATCAACAAAAGTTGCTTTATCTATTCTTACATCTTCCGATATAGTAAAGGCTCTTTTAAATGCTTTTCTAGTAATCCCCCTGTGTAAATATGACTCATCTGCCACATCTTTCAGACTCTTTTCTCCATGAATCGAGAGAACATTTTCTATTCGTTCTACGACTATATTCTCTTTCTTATAACCCGCAAGTGCAACTTCTATAGTATAGCTGTTGCCTCCGTCTTTTGTTATATTGAATCTTGGATACGAAGTATCTTCGTATGTAGGCATTGAAGCGAACCTTTCGAAAAAACGATCTGCTCCAATCCATGACCTCTGTAGGTCGTGTATTGTTGGTAATTGTACTACCATTACTTTCTCCTTAACCCCTCTCGGCGGTTACATGACTTCCTTTCGGCAAGTCGGTTAAATCCCGTAAACTGACTAAATTTTATCTTCATTGCAAAGTAGTGAGTTTACTTCCAATCCCTCCCCCAGCTGACGCTGGAACTCTGAAGAAGCTCAGTTAGTAACTGAACTTTCATTACCTATATTATACTATTTTCTTAACCAGAAGTCAAGAAAAATTTTTTTAATCCTCATCTACTTCTATTAAGCCTTCTGCAGCAAAATAATCTATAGCCATTGCTATTCCTTCTCTAGTTCCTATCCTGTAAGAAGTATAGGCACAGCCCATTAATAGCATGATCCCTAAAATTATGAATTCGTCTGACATAAGTATTTTTCTCCTATTTTGTATATTATACATTAAATTAACTTTAAAGTCAAGAAAAATTTTCTACTTACCTAAAAATAGTTCTTGACTTCCTAACTCAAACATAGTATAATATAGGGAAATAAGAAAAGGAATTAAGGAGTCATAGAATATGCGTGGAAACACACCCGACTGGACAACAAAAGAAGACAATCTGTTGAGAGATTACTATGGCTCAATGAAATTGAAAGAACTAAGACACATTTTCCCTGATAGAACGGAAAATGCAATAAGAGGTCGAGTCAAGAGATTGCGAAAAAAGGGGTGGAGTTTCGACTCTACTCGGAGATAAGTATGAAAAATAATATACTAGAGTTTACAGGTGAGTATCACACTCGCCAAAAAAGAAGCAAAGAGTTAAATGAAGAACTCTCTGTTCAATTAATATCTGAGCTACAGAAGCTCGGAGTCAATACTAATGACCCACAGTTCGTGTTCGACATGGCATGGGTTGTTAAGTTCCTACAAGTTACATTAGATAACCACTTTGGCATCGCCAATGATCTAGGAAGACTAATGAAGCAAATCACACAACAAGAAGAAAAGGCATATAATTGACAAGTGTTACGGTAGATAAAAACTTCGAAAGAGCCTTCCG